GTGGGTGCTTAGATTCACAGTGGTGGGCGGAACGGTAATCTTATCGCCTTTTGCGGCGGTTCGCGCGGTGCCGTAGGTTTTCGCCTCGCTGTTTGCAAAACGCTTAAACTCTACGGAACCAGCGGCGGGATTGCCAGTATACTGCTGCGATTTTAACGCCGTGGAAAGAGTGGATTTTTGTACGTTCTCAATTACCAGGCCGTAAATTTCCGCCAGGGTTGCCGGGGTGCTTACTCCCGAAAGCAAACTAATCGCATTTGTTCTTGCCATAAATAAATCTTCCTTTCAACTTAAAAAATTACTTTCCCGGAGACCACGGAAGCTTTCTTGGAATTTCCTTCCGAGCCTTCCGCGTCTGCTCCGACTTTGATCCCCGTTTTTTGCTTCTCTGTGTTCTTCCAGGACGGGTGTCTCTTCAATACGTTCTTAAGCGCTTCTCGGATCGTATCTTCGTCCACCTCGTCACCGCTTTTCTCAACTTCCCGAACAGCCAGATATACAGCGTCCTCCACAGCGTCAGACCGCACACCGCTCTTGAAAGCTTCTATCTGCGCTTTTGCTTCCATTAATTCTTTTTGGTAAGCATCACTCGCGGGCGTTTCCTGCGGTGCGGCTGGCTGCGGTGCGGTGTCTTGAGACTGCTGCGCCTGCTGCCTGCTCCATTTCCTGTGTTCACGCTTAATTCTCCCCTCAATGAGAGCATCAAGTTCTTCCTGCGTCTTCGGTAAATTAGCGGCAGAGGCCTGTTCTTCCTGCTTATCGTCCTTTTGGTCTTCTTCCTGGGTCTCAACTTTAGTTTCCTGTTCCATTTCTTTCATGCGTAATCCGCTCCTTTTATAGCCTGTCGGCCTTAAATTTCCTTGCAGAGTTTTACGCCGTACAGCATGTTTTGGGCGTAAAAAAAGCAGCCCGAAAGCTGCTTAATCAAACAATATTAAATTCATTCGCCTTTGTAGTTGCACCTGCCGTTATAGAAAGCGCCGCATTCCTCGCGGACACAGTCCATTTGTTTAAAATATTCGTTTGTCCATGTGGTACCAGTAGGCAATTGGTTTTCGTTTTCTTCGCTGTATTCCTGCGTCCATTGCTGTACGGTAATATGGACCTTAACATTATATGGACATATCACGGCTGCCTCCTGAATTTAGGTATAAAAATACCGCCCTGCTTTTTGGGCGGGTGGTTACGATTCCGGATTTTCGTCTAAAACAGCCTGGTACAGCCGGGCGGTTAATTGATCCTCTGGCGGGTTTCCATCTAGAAACTCGCACTCATCGTCATACTCCGGATTAATCGGGTGCTCCTGTAAAAACTTTTTCATTTTTTCACGCTCGTGTGGTGTGATATTGGATTCCACATCGTTCAATCCCTTTCAGTAAATATTCAATACAATTCATGTATTTCTGCGGCGTGTCCAAATAGTCAGGATACATAGCTTTTGCCTCTTCCCAAAGGCGGCTAAATTCCAGCAAAGAAAACGAATCTGTTTTCTCGGCTGCATAAATAAAGCCGTTATTTCCTACCGCTGTAATCATTTTCATGTTTTGATCTTTTGCAAATAAGATCAAATCCGTGTGCGTAAAAGTTTCACCGGTAGGGTGACTATGCATTACTATGTATGGGACAGTTTCTTTAGGAATTTTGATATTTCCAGCCCCCGGTTCTCCAACCGTACTATTCAAGCGGTTCATTTGCAGATCATATGTTGCTCCGGCTTCCGTTCCTAAAGTTCTGCCAGAAATAGAAATCAAAAGTTTTTTATGTTCATTTTTGAGCTTGTTTTGTAATTGAGGGGACAAAAGATCACAAGAAAAGGATTGGATAGACGAAAGGCTTTCAGAATTTATAGGCAACGGCGTTAAATTTACATCATTAAGTATAATCTTTTGACCGGATTTTTCAAGAGCCTGTACCGAAGGATAGACCTTTTCCCTCCAATAGTCTCGGCGTAAAACATTACCGTGCTGATTGACAAATTCTTTCAACTGTTTTTGCGCCGCTTGTCTCTTTTGAGAATACTTTTTCTTGTCCTCCGGATCTGCGGAACCTATCTCCAAACGCTTCCATTTTCGAATCTCCCTTTCCATTGCCCGCTGTTTTTGCTCCAGCCGGGAGTTTCGGCGTATTGTCTCCTTATCCATCGGTTTAGGCAATGTACTGATTCCTTCATACCACGTTGATAAGGTGTGGCGGCAGTTAGGGTGGAACAAGCCATTTTTTACCGCCACGGAAAGAAGCGGATACCAGTTCCCGTTTCTGCTTCTTCCCAGATCTCCGTTTCTTTCCCCCTCCCATTCGCCCCATACATCGTCAATGTATACCTTGCCCTGCCACGGCAAACAGGTCTCGGAACAGGCTCCGTATTGGGATACCAGAACGGTATCAATTCCTAGTTCAGCTCTCTTTTTAGCTTCTCCCTGTAAATAGGAACGCGTAGCGGCTGTTCTGAGCGCCATCTGAACATAATCCGCAATGTTTACTCGTTTGCCGTCCTTGTACTCAATGCAGCTGATACCTTTGCTCAGAAAATCCTCCGTTGCCATGTCAATTGCCTTGGGAAGAGTTACCGCGCCGGCCGCCATTGCCGCGTCGGCTTTATATACGGTCTGCCGGTATACATCGTCCATTAATCTGAGTGCTGCTGTTTCCGACTTTTTCTCCGCGTGCTGAATGTCGTGTATCAGGCTTTGAAGCCTTCGGTCATTCACGCCGAAAAAACTGCGTTCCGTAATATTACGGCTGGCTGGCGGAAAGTAATGCCCGGCTGTACGAATGGTTTCTGTCTCCTGTTCTACCCGTTCCATTCCTTCGGCGTATTGGTCCCGCAGCATAGTTTCAGTTTCCTGATCGATGATCGAAGCAAACTTTCCGATAATGCCCTGGTTTTCTCGCCGAAAGGATTCTAAATTTTGTATTTTTTCTTCCTGCCAGGCCGGCCACCGAAAGCCCTCTTTTTCTTCCCATGCTTTATGGGCGGTTAAATTCCGTCGAAGCGAGGCAATCAGTTCAAGCTCAATTTGTACGAATAAATCCGACAGCTCACGCCAAGTCAATCAGCTCACCTCCCACTGAAGGAGGCTCCTCTACTACTTCAATTCCGCGCGCCTTTTTAATTCTCAGCACTTCTTCCTTTTTCCAATTCTCGTCTTTTGAAGCGCCCCACAATTCGTCCACCTGGCTTTCAATACTCATAATGGATGCGGTTGCCGCCTTCCCGATAGATTCGATTCTGGAATTGAAATCCGGTGCGCCGTACTCTCCAAAGCTTACGGTAGGATTATAAGCTTTCGCCGGCAGATTGTGCATGTTGTCATAGGTCATGAGTATTGCGGACACCAATTGGGGAAGCACCTTTTCCAAAGTATCCGTGATAATATTTCTCGTATAGCCGGTTACATCCTTTTTTTCTCTCTGCGCCTCTCCAGACGCGGTTTTGCTTACGTCAATGCCGAGAGTGGCGGGAGAAATAATCCCTTGCAGGCACATATCAAGCATTGCCGTATAGGTAGATAAGTAGGCTTCATACCTAATCTCCGGCTGAATGGTTTCGATCTTGTCGTTAGATTGAGAGCCGTCGTCTCCTTCTACAGCTACAAAGTTCGTACCAAACGAGTTTACCGCTCCCAGATCGCCGTTAATTGGATTTCTGGGAATCATGGTCTCCGGTATGTATTTCTGCACTCTGCCAGCCCGGACAGCGTCAATCCATTGGCTGATAGTCTCGTCGAAAGCGTCAAATACTCCCGTTTTCCCATCATAAATGGATTTTCCGCGCCCCGGAAAACGCGGGTTTTTATAAATCACGAAAGGAACGGCCAAAAGATAATCCCCTGAAACCACAGTGGTCTTCAAATCCGCCAATTCCTTTACCGTTGATAAAGGAATCTCTTTGCCCTTTTCAAATAAGGCGTAAGATACGCAAGCGCATTTTTCGCCGTCCTGATCCTTGGTTTTTGCGTATCGCTCTCTAAGCCGATATTCGTTTTTTCCCGAATTGATCTTAGTCCAAAAGTCAACGCCGTACACATAACCGTGTTTTGTTAAAAAATCCACCCGGTCCGCGGGATAAAACTCCACAATCGGATAAGGCGACACATCGGTATCAACTGAAATTTTAAACGCGCCGTCGTCTGAGCTTAGCGCGTCTCTTACCGCCTGCCCGACTAAATCATCAAAGCCGATTTTTTCGGATATTTCATTCCATTTATTTTTGCTTTCTTCGTCGTCTTCAAATTCAACTTCATTTAAATCCGACTTTACGATATAAGCGAGGGTATCGACAATCATTGCCGGAAGCCCGCTGTGGATTTTTCTGATGTTTTCAGTTTCCGGTACAGCCGCCCAAAACCTTGAGCCTTCACCGTATCCAACGCCGATCTGTTTATACAACTGCTCCAGCTCGTAAGCGTCGCCGCGATACCATATCTTATTCCTGATTACTTCGGTTTCAAAGCTTAAAGGTTCATTGATCGTAATAGACCTATTATCTGCCGGTATGATATCCAGCCAATTTCTAATCATTTCCTTAAACCACCCCATTTTATCCCCGCTTTCATGATCTATGTAATTTTTTTCTCAAAACAGTATTTACAAAGTATCGGATATCGTCCATAGCATGATCGTTTTCCTTGATCGGCTTATCGGATTCGCCTTTTTCGTCCCAGGAATAGCTTCCAAATTCCCGAATAGTGTCTTCACAGGAAGAAGAAAACTTCAACCGTCCTGTATTCAGCGCCGTAGCTACGTTGCGTATTCCTTCCAATACGTCGTTGTTTGCGTGGTGAACCCGAAACCGTCCATGCCGCTTGATGCACGTAATGAAAGAAGATGCCGACGGGTCGATAATAATCCGCTCTATGTATTTATCACCTGCAAAGTTTTCCAGATCCGTGTAATACTCCTCGTCCGTTTTAGGCAGCGCGTTTTTTCTTCCGGAATAGTAGTATTCTTTTTCTCTGTAGGCGATTCCTTCAGAAGTTACCAGCCATAAGCCCGCAGAAAACGGATTGTAGGTGCCGTAATCTATGCTGATATAATATTCTCCATTGTCCGGAAAGGAATCTGTGACGTGCTTATCCCTTCGAAACATGGGATAAATAAGCCCCTCGGCCCGTACCCATTCGCCTTTAATATACCGGTCATAAAACACACCAGAATATAGGCTGTAATATCGTTCTAAAACCTCTGGAGAAAGCGAAGGATTGTCCTCCATCAAAAAGTGAAGGTGAAGAGCGTTCTTTTCTTCTGCACATAAAATCCATTCCTGATAAAACCAATGAGAAGGAGCGTCCGGGTTGCAGTTAAACCAGAAACGCGATCCTTCCACAGAGCATCTAGCTAATGCCTGTTCCACAAAAGAACGCGGCATAAGGGCAACCTCATCAAGAAAAACTCCTGCTAAGGTAATGCCTTGTATTAACGCCGCAGAACCTTCATCTTTGCCGCCAAATACATAAAAGTAATTTGTTTTCCTTCCTCTGGTTACCGTAAGCAAATGGTTTGTGAATGACCAGGACAATTGATATCTGTTTTTTACAAGATACCTTACTGACAACAGCGGAGTAATTACGTTTCTAACTGCGGATTGTACGGTCTTTCCGCAAATCGAAAAGTTCCTTTGATTAAATTCGTTCATAGCCCATATGATAAAGGCCAGTGACATCACAGAGGTTTTTCCCGACCGAACCGCGCCGTCGCAGATCAAAGCCTGGTAACTAGTTTTTGAAAACGTCAGAATCTGTATTTGTTTATTCGACAAGCCTTCCGCCATCGCTGATCACCTTTTCAATGCTTTTTGTTAACGGGTCATCTTCTATTTCTTGGTCAATTCCATTTGTGTTTCTATCAAACATACCTAGATGCTTACCAATCAGCTCTAGGGCTTTGAGCTTATCGGCCAACCGTATTTCCGTTCCGTTTTGTGTTTCTTTAATTGAAACAACCGCAGCTTTTTGCGATTCTGTAAGCTCTTCGGTAGAAACAAAATCAACCCCGCCGCCTGGCACTATTTTTGCGTAATCTGTTGCCCTCGCAAATCCAATAGCCGCTAATTCTTGGATTACCCGATCCTGAGTGATTTCGGTACGCTGTTCACGCGCTTGCTTTCGTTGTTGAATTGCTTTCTGAATTAAAGGTTTTCTAAGGTTTTCAGTTCCAATAGAAAACGCGGTTTTTTCACTATATCCCGCTCGAATCGCCGCTTGTGTAGCATTTAAATCTATCAGATATTCATCTACAAATCTTTGCTGTTTCGCAGTTAATTTCGCCATACCACCACCACAATTTCAGGATAAATAGAAAGACCGCAAAGCCGTTAGGCCTGCGGTCCTTAGGAAAGGAGGTTAATGAACCTTGTACACTTTTCTATGATCTTATTATATCCTATGTTTTTGAAAAAAACTTCCCTTCTTTTTCCCATCAGCATTCCATAATTCCGTACATGGTAACAGTAAAATAATAAAGTGCTTCATCTTTTATTCTGTATACTTGAGAAGTTTCAATGTGATATTTTTCCATCAGCCTTTCCACGTGTCCGTCATGGCGGTCTATGTAAAACTCTGTGAGAAAGTCTTTTTGTACCTCAGTTATTCCGTCTAGCCCTTTCTCGATGAGTGCGACAATCCGCCGGGTCGCGGAGTAGGCCAGGGATAAGCGCTTAGTTTTCACAATATTATCAATCCAACGATCTTCAGTTTTACTCCCGCCGCCTTTCACTGGCTCAGAATCAGCAGTACAAGCCTTGATAGATTCCTGTTCTAATCGCAAAGTTAAAATCTGATCTCGAAGATTATTTAAAGAGGCTTTGCGCTTCATGTAGCATCTAAGATCGTTTTCAGCTTCTTTTTTCCAGTTCAATTTTTCAACCTCCTGACAGTCTTTTTGTCGCACTTCTCCGGCGGACAGCCTCTAGGCTTACCAGTATCCAGAAGATAATTACAGTATTTAACGAAGCCATGTCCGTGGGTTGCCAGTGCTCTATGATAGACGCACCCTTCACAGCTTTTCCGGTTCATGTGCTTTGGCGTCTTTGCAGTAGAAGTCGTCGTCTTTCCCGGTTGTCCATTGGTATTCAATATGATCTATATGATTGCTTCTTTCCAGATGGTAAAAGGGACACTCCTGCTTGTTCCTATGTACGCAGTCCTTGCAAGTGGTGTGCGGTTTGGGCGGGTCTTTGCTTGCCACCAGAACGGAACAAAGCAAGAAGCCTAACGGTGCGCCTAAAAAATAACCTAAAAGTAATAATTGCCAACCTGCCATGATCATTCCTCCTTTTCAGGTTTCATAAAGCAAAGCCAGTGAGTGTTCATGTTTTTACCGCTTCTGTGACCAAACAGCGGTTGATAAGGAGACAGCGGCAAAATTTCCCGCAGCGGAATTTGAACCTCCGACCACTTAAAGATCAATACTCCGTCTCTCTCCAATACTCGAAAAGCTTCTTTAAAGCCATTTTGGATCATAGTTTTCCAATCTCCCTTTAGACAGCCGTATTTAAGTGCCGTCCAGCTTGTATCGCCAGCATTTGTCAGATGAGGAGGATCAAACACAACCAACTTATAGGATTCGTCAGGGAAAGGCAATTCCGTGAAATCGCAAACAGTATCCGGAGAAATTTCAATATAGCGGTGCGGGTAATATTCATGATAAGGGATAGTGCGGTTATCACAAAACTCCACATCTGGATTGTGTTTATTAAACCAAAACATCTTGCTGCCGCAGGCAATGTCTAAAATTCGTTTACTCATTTGATTCCTTCCTTTCACCGTAGCTGCAAAAGTCGTCTGCATCACATGGCTGTAATTTATAATTACACCAATAGGAACCGGTTCTGGCTCTAATATCAGCCGTTGATATTTCGTGCTTACAATCCTTACACCTAACTACGGGGACAGCGTCTGTATTTCGATGAAGTTCCTCCACCGCCTGATCTCTTTCACGCCTTAGGCGGTCAAGCTCGGATTCTAATGCTTCAATAGCATCGGCGGCGCTTTTTAGATCGTCCCAACCACAAACAGTATACGTTTTCCGCAACCTCTCAACTAATTCCTCATACATAACTATTCCTCCTCAGGCGGTTCTGGAAGCGGGTGGCGGTAAATTTTTGTGCCGATTATAGGTTCCGCGTGAAAGCACCCTATCGGCATTGAAAAAACTGCATCGATGTTGTCATCGTCCCACACCTGCAAAAGTGCCCAAACTTTTTCCTCAGCCAGCCATACCGGTTGACCATTCATTTCTC